TAAACACGGCTGTCGGCCTTGACAGTCCCCGAAATGGCGCCGACAACATACTCACCCTTGCCGGTGATGATCGAGCCGGCTATCTGCTCAAGCCCGTCCGGATGGTCCTCACTGGCCGCAACGCTCATAAAGGCACTAAGATTATTTTCCTTACAAAAGTTATCCACGTATTGGCAGAGTTCCTTTACTGCCTCTTTCTGTTTTTCTGTAATCATTTCAGTTAAATTTTAATGGTTAATAATTATATGTTGAAATAGCGAAATCTCTTTTTGAGCACTGCTCGAACATCGTCTCCTCCCAGTCCGGCTCGTTCTCCTCCGGCAGGTCGTTCTCCCCGAGTTCTATTTCTTTTCGGTAAATGAGGTACCGTGCCTCCAGAAAGAAGAGGACCACGCGGCGCAGGAACTCACGGGCGGAGGAGATGCCATGCCTCTCCATGAAGGCGGCGATACGCTCCGGGCCGATGGTGTTCGTGCGGATACTCACCAGACACTGCCGGCGGAAGTCCTTCAGCGTGCTGCCCTTTATCCCGAGCACGCTGTCAGCGATACGACCGAGGTTCTCCGGGATATGGTAACCGGAACCGTCATCATCCGTCCCCACCAGCAGTTCGGCGGCGGCCGTCAGCATACCCTCCACGCTCATGCGCTGGGCGGCGGCCGTCTCCTTCAGGAACACGTACTGGTAGTTGCTCACGTAGGTATGTATGAGGTAGCCTTCCGGGCGGCGGAACACCTCTTCGGAGGCAAGCTCCATCGAAAGGTTGTTCAACGTCACACCGGCACCGCAACAGAAGGCGCACACCAGGCGGACGGCAAGACGCTGGCGGTTGCCCCAACCGCCGGCGATGATGGCACGCTGCAGGCTGCCGGCAACGGCCGGATCCATCTCGAAGAACAGCACCGACTTCTCCTGACGGCGGAAGAAGAACGACATGTCCGGAATACGGTCCATGCAGAGGAGGATGCGCCGGGTGGCCGTGGAGACCCTGCCACCATCCGTCATGCGGATGTAGGACTTCACCAAGTGGTTCATCACTACCGTCATGTCGGAAAAATGATAGTCGGCAACCTTCCCGCGGAACAGTTCATGAAGCAGAACGGGCAGCTTCACAACGTAGTTGTAATACTCCTTTCTCATGGCTCACTTGCTTGAAGGTTTCCAGTCCACTGTTATAATCGCATCCAGCTCACCGCTGCCGCCACACACCGGGCAGGACACATGCACGTCCTCGCGGCTGCCCTCTTCCGTTCCCCAGAACCAGCCGTTGCCCTTGCAGTAACCACACTTGTGGCCGGTACTGACGAAGTTCTCACGGTTAGGCCCCTTACACATATAGGCGGGAGGACAAATCTCCAGCTGTTTCTTTATCCCGCTCATGCCTGGCCTCCTTTCTGTTTCGGTCCCGCCACATTCCAATAGTCATAGGCGCCCTTCTCCCAGATTGTGTATTCACCAGTGGCCCCCTGATAACGTCCCTTACTGAAGGCGACGTAGCCCTCTACCCATATCTTCAGGTCGGCATCATACATCACGCTCGTGGCCGCATCACCTTTAGGATTCTTGCCACGGGCATGGCTGATGAAAACAAACAGCTTGTCCGGAAACTCCTCCTTCAGCTGGATATAGTCACGATACGTCATCTGTGTGTATTGGAAGCTGTCAATGATCACGATGTTGAAACTCTTATGACGCCGGAGCCTGATCTTCAAGGTGGGGATGTCCTCCTTGATGAACGCCAAATGGCGGCTTACCTCGGCCATACCAAAGCGCCGCAGGTTATTCTGGACTGTCAGAGAAGTTCCTTCCTCCAGGGAGTTGAACGCCACACGGTCATACTTGCAAAGTTCCTTGCAGAGCTGCATCACGAAAGAGGTCTTGCCGTTACCACTGTTGCCCCACACGAACCAGCAGCCCCGGACTTCCGGAGTGTCGAAGGCATCCTTCCATTTCCCCTCAAAAGGGAATACGTCATACTTCTTGTTCAGAATGTCCCTGACATTCAAGGCACGTCTCATGCCCGCTTTTTTATTATCCTTTTTCTCTTCTTCCATGGTCAGAACAGTTTTAGTTGTCGGATATTGTCTATTTGATCAAGCACGGCCTGCCGTGCGGCACCCCGCAGTTTCTCGTGGCAGAGCATCCTGCCGAGTGCCCACAGAAGGGCATTCTCACGGGTGGAGAACTGTCCCCATTTACGTCCCGGGTTGAAACCGCCACCGGAACCGCCCACCTCCATGTGAACGCCGGCAACCCACCAGCCGTCCTGCTGTCCCACAAGGGCGTCCAGGTAGTCGCGACCATTCCGGTAAACGGTCACCGTCTCGTATTCCCTCAAGACTGGGTAATCGCTCCAGGGAGCAGGAAGCTGCTCGCGACCGTCGATCTTTAAGTATTCAAATTTGTTTTCCATATCCTTAAAATTACGTTTGAACGGTATTTGAACGGGAGTCATTCCCCCACCATGCGTTTCACCTTGTGAATGGACTTCCTCACACGCCGCAAATCAAAGTCACATGTCGAAGCCTCCTTTATCACCTTATCGATGTCTTTCTTGTCAGTCACACCGTTGGCGGAACAGATCGCGAACACGTCGTTCACGTCTGTAGGCTCCAGCTCATAAAATTTCCGTCCGATACGGCTGTAGAACTCCTTGTAGCCGGGCTTCTGGTATCGCAGACCATTGCTGATGCGTTTGGCAATATAATCGGTACTCAAAAACACGACGCCGCATTTCTCCTCCAGTTTGTTGTACAGGCTGATGAAGTAGTGGAACACCGGTTCGGTCAGCTTGTCCGCCTCGTCGAACACCAGCAGGGGCGCGTCCATCTGGATAATGTCATCCAATATAAGCCCCCACACCTCACGGATATTATACCCTTCGGTCCGGATTCCGACCGTACGGGCGATCTCGCGGACAAAGTCACCTTTCTTCATGTCCTCAGAGCAGAGGATATAGAAAACCTCCTTATGCTCCTGGAGGTAAACACGGGCGGTGGTACTCTTGCCACAACCGGCCTCGCCGGTCACCCAGGTAACATTGCGCCAGCGCTGCGCATCGGAGAGTACAGCCGTGATCTCCTGGTAAGCACCGGTCTCCACGATCTGCCAGCCGGTAGCGCTTACACCACCGACCTGCGAGGCGACATTACGGAACATCTCGTCGCTGATATTCTCATAACGGCCATTCAGGATATTGCTAACAGTACCTACACTAACCCCCTTCAGGCTGCCAGCAGCCTTCGTCTGGCTCGGGTATTTCGCCACGTAAGCCCGGAGGCTTTCACTGATGGCGTCCTTTTCTTTCATTGTAATTTCCATAATCAATATTTTTTATCTTGTTATAAATCTGTTCCTTATAATTTCCCGACCACCTTGCGGATGCTCACTTCCTTCTTCTCAAAGCTGTCCCATGTCACGTTGCTGATGACTTTCATGTCTCGGCCGATGGAAGGACGGGCCGGCTGGCTGTATTTTCTTGTGCGACGGTCAATCTGGCGTTGCGCCTCCTTTCCGAGACCTTTCAGGTCAGGGGTACGCAGACCGTTCTGTTCCGGTGCGACACCATGTTCGTACTCGATGTCCTTGGCAACGACCTGGCGGTTTATACGCTCGTTGATGACGGCCTCCTGCTGGGCGCGGATGAAACGTTTCTCGGCTTCCGTCTGCTCCTGCTGGGCACGGTGGATCATCAGCGGGAACGAAGCCACACACTCAAAGCGCATCGCTCCGCCCTTATCCTTGTACAGCAGACGTACGCTGCTCATGTCATAAGGATCGTACTGGACATAGAACTTCTTGTAGGTGTTACGTCGGCGCCATTCCAGATCAGGCTCACCGGGGGCGGAGAAAACCTCGTAAGGGTATTTCTTTCCCTGTACCGTGATCTCGATACCGTTGGCGGTGAACAGCGACGGTTTCTCGGTCGTGTACCAGAACATCTCCACCATATCCGACACACTTACCGCATCGGTAGCCTCGTTCACGCTGGTATTGTACATCTCAATCCGGGAGATGCCGGTGGCAGGGTGTTTCATTGAATTCCACTGCTCACGGGCGGCGGCATACTGTTCCTTCAGTTCCTCCAATGTGGGGAGGGAGTCGATGTTCGCGTTGATGAATTCCAAATTCGGACGGCTTGTATCTCTCTTTGCCGTAATATTCTGCCCGGTGAAACCGAAACGTTTCTTCAATACCTGGCTCTGGAAGCGGTAGAAAAT